GAACAGGATTTATCAATGCTGGTTCTGCTGTGAACGGTACGGCTCAACGGGAAAGCTACATTGTAGGTACATCCTCTGGGTCATACAACGGTTCAACCACAGTCTTCCCGGCTACATACGATAGTGGCTTTGTGGACTTCTACCTGAACGGTGTGAAGCTATACAGTTCAGACTTCACAGCTACTAACGGTACATCCATAACGCTGGCTTCTGCCGCCGCTGTAGGTGACACCGTAGACATCATCTCGTTTGGAACATTCACGCTGGCAAACATTGCGGCTAACCAACTGACCGATGTGTACACCACAGGCGTAGCTGATGGGCAAATCCTACAGTACAGCGGTTCAAACTCTCGCTTTGAGCCAGTGACGTTCCAAGGTGGTGCTGGTTATTTCGTTGGTGAGAATGGCGTAACAGGTAATACCAGTACAGGCTTGGGTGACATCTTCCGTGTCCATGAAGCCGCACTGGATACAGCAACAACAATTCCTAGTAATACCAATGCTTTAGCGGCTGGCCCTCTAACTCTAAATGCCGCCTTAACAGTCAACGGCACAGTAACGGTGGTATAAATGGCAAGTATAATTAACGTAGATACAATTAACGAAAAGACTACTGGTAACGGGGTGAAAATCCCCGGTCATGTGGTTCAAGTGGTGCAGGGTTCTACTTCAACTGCCACTACAAATACTACATCTTCTTTTGTGGATACTGGGTTAACCGCATCTATAACCCCCTTGTTTAGCTCTTCTAAAATATTGGTAATGGTTCAGCAACAAGGATGTAAGGCAACTCTTATTAGTACTGGTTGCGTGGATATGAAGTTACAAAGAAACTCCAGCGACATTTACAATTTTGCTATTGCGTATTTCTATGGATATGTAAGCACTGAATTTCGTTCGGACATTTCTGGTTGCTATTTAGACAGCCCATCAACAACTTCTGCTACGACATACAAAACTGTTTTTAGAGCAAACAATGGCGGTACATCTACTGTGCAGAATGATGGCGCAAACACTGTATCTACGATTACACTCATGGAGATTGCACAATGACAACACTATACGTTGATAACATTGCGCCTAATCTCCAGAGCAAGATTAGTGCGCCTAACCTGACGTTGCCGACAGGCAGTGTTATTCAAGTTAAATCGGCAAATAAATTAGGGCAAGTTTCTTTATCAACAACAGGTACTTGGACTAGCGTAAATCATTCACTTAACATTACTCCTCAATTTTCTACAAGTAAAATATTTGTAATGCTTACAACGTCTATTGTACATAGTAATAGTAGTGGCGATAACCTTGTTCAGATTATTAGAGGAAACCCTGTAGTTACTGTAGCCGCTGATAATATTTATACCGATGTTACACCTTGGAAAGGTTATAATGTAACTTTGTTAAAGCTAGATAGTCCAGCCACTACAAGCCAAATTACTTATGAAGTAAGGTGTTGGTTTAATGGTGGGGGTAGTATGCTTTATAACTATACAAATGCGGGTTTTACTGAATCTACACTTACCGCAATGGAGATAGCAGGATGAGCAGTATTATTAAAGTTGATGCTATCCAAAAAGCTGATGGCACTATACCTACTGCTAAAGATTTAGGATTAAATATAGCTGGTAGTGTACTTCAAGTTGTAAATGTTACAACTAATGGAACTTCTGGATTTAACAATGGGGTAGATGGTAGTTATGTAGATCTTTTTTCTGCTACAATTACTCCAAAATTTGCAAATTCAAAAATATTAGTAACAGCTTCAGTTACTGTTGGAACAACTAATTGGGGTGTAGTTTTACGAATTCTTCAAAACGGTAGTACAGTATCTGATCATTATGGTTTAGGCGGAGATCAACGAACTGCTCATACTTTTGCAACAGTTCCTTATGCCGCGAATGATGATGAAACTTCAACTGCAAGTTATTGTGGTTTATTTTCACCAGCAACTACAAGTCCAGTAACTTACAAAATACAAGGTGGAGCAAGGTCTTCAACTAATTGGGCTTTTAATAGATCACAAGATTCACCAAGCACTAACTCGTCTAGATCAAGAGGAATTTCATCCATTGTATTACAAGAGATTGCTCAATAATAGGAGAAACAAATGACAGATGTTGCAAAAGCTCTTCAAGAGCTTAACATTACAGAGTGGGTACTCCGTGGAGAACCTACCAGCGAATCTGAGTTCAACTCAATGTTCCGCAAAGTTACTGGCGCAGATGCCAATGGCTCTGCAATCGAAAGCGACAACCCATCTGATTGGGGCGTCACATGGTCACAAGTATCAGCCAAGAAGGATGAGCTTGTAGCCGCAGAACCTATGCGTCTGCTTCGTGCAGAACGTGATACTAAACTGGCTGACACAGATTGGTGGGCTACGAGTGACCGCACAATGACCGATGACCAAACGACTTATCGTCAGGCACTTCGGGATGTCCCTGCAAACTACTCGTCACTGGATGAGGTTGTCTGGCCTACTAAACCATAAGGGGGCTTTGACATGACACGAGCAAGAGATATTGCAGACCTCGTTGATGCAAACGGGGATATTGTTGCAGGGGCATTAGATAACGTCCCTGCTTCTAATGATGCTTCTGCGCTGACTACGGGGACACTTGATGCCTCACGTATTGCTAACGCATCACTGCCAAGCGCAAAGTTATCAACAAGCCCTATAAACATTGTAAGAGAAAGCGTGACGCTTCTTACAGGTTTTAACACACATCAATCTGCTACTAGGATTATTCATCACAATATGGCTAGCCAGTTAAACAGTAATACCATTGGCCTAATAGTAGGGTTCAGGTTTATGTATAACGCTACTGGCAACACACATGGATACTGTACTGGTTACTATCAACAAGACAATCAAAACAGTGCTTTCCGTTGGGGTGTTAGCGCCCAACATTTTAATTGGTATTTTAATGTTTACGAAGTTGAAGGTATACTACCGTGGGATGGGTCAGCCTCTAACCAATACTTAGATTTCTACACAACAAACACACACTTTACCCACTCAGGTAACCAGTACAGCTTCTATTACAGAGGAAGGATTGACCGTGGATAGATATAATAAATTTGCCTTTTCCTGTATCAACGAACATATCGGAAACGATGAGGTTACTGGTGCATACGTTTTTAACGGTGAGCCTGTTTACGAAAATCTTGAGTGGATTACTACAGAATATACAAAGCCCACGGAAGCTGAGTTTGAGGCTGGTGTGACAGCACTAGAAAATGCAGAACCATTAAAGATGTTGCGAATGGTTAGAGATGGTATGTTAAAAGAAACTGACTTTTGGGTTCTTGGAGATACCGCTACAGCAACCCAAGCCCAGCTAGATTACCGACAAGCACTGCGTGACATCACAGACACCTACACATCTCTTGATGATGTTGTATGGCCTACGAAGCCGTGAGGGATGTAGATGGACAACACTCAATCCCAACTAGAAGCACATGAACGAGAATGTGCAATTCGCTACGGGTATGTTCAAGATAAACTTGACGCACTCGACAAACGAATGTGGCGGCTTGAAGCCATGATTATGGGGTCAACGGTAATCATCGTTGGCCTCGCTTCTTCACTGTTAATGAGGATTACGTGATGAGTAACTTTTTTAATTTTGGCAAGACACGTAAAAGTAAAAAGAAAAAAGTAGTGCGAGATTTTGATATAGATGACGCATTAAAATTCCTAGGGCTAAAAGCTGAAAAATCTTATAACCCTAATATGCAACCACTAATCAAGGCAGGGCAAGGTAGAAGTAAATATACAAATTAGGAGAAGGCCATGCTGGGTGAACTTATGGCCTGTAATGCCGCCTTCGCCGTCATAAAACAAACTCTAGCCAACGGGCGTGAACTCGCTGATTGCGGAAAAGCAATCTCAGATTTTGTCAACGCCAAAGACACCCTCCAACAAAAAGCCCACAAAAAGAAACATTCCTTTTGGCACAAAGTAGGTGGCAAAGCCGGGGATGATTTAGAAGAATTTATGGCACTTGAAAAAGTGCGTAAACAAGAAGACCAGCTTAGAGAGGCTATGCAACTCTATGGACGGGCTGGTTTATGGAACGATTGGATTAGATTCCAAGCAGAAGCACGAAAGCGTAGGCAAAAAGAACGTGAAGAATTAATAAGAAAACGCAAAGAACTAATTGAGATGCTCACTATTATTGGGCTAACTATATTATTCGGGGTAATAGTTATTTACTTTGCTTGTTTTTATTACTTAGCAACGAGAGGATAACTATGTATCAAGCGATAGTATTTGCGTGTTTACTTTCACACTCAGACCAATGTTTAAAATTGACAGACACATGGGGACTTAAAGCCTCAAAGTATGAATGTGAACAGCGTATAGAAGAGATGTTAGTTTCTACAAAAAAGGTACTACCTAACTATTTTATAGTCGGTGCTAAATGTGAAGAGATGGGGCAAAGAACATAATGCCAAAACTTAGTGAGAACACAGAGGTAGCACTTCCCCTTCGCAACATTATCTCAATGCTTGCCGCTGTAAGTATCGCAACGTGGGCATACTTCACATTGACTGCACAAATACACAGCATACAGACCAACATCCAGATGATGAAAGCTGACTTAGAGCAAAACACAGAGTTTCGCATTAAGTGGCCTAGGGGAGAGATGGGTAGTCTGCCAGCCGACTCTGAACAGTTTATGTTGATT